AAGGACTCGAGCGGCACGTGTGTGTCCCCCCCGGCCTGGAACCACTGCTCGACTGCCCGGGCAGCCTTCCAGTACGAGCCGGGGTGCACGACGCGACAGAGTGGTCGTGGGTAGAGGCCCGCCTCTCGGAATGGCTTCTTGCCGATGAGGTCAGCTGCGACAACGGCACTCGGCCCTCTGGAGACCAGAGCACCGAGGCGCTGGCGCACGCTAACCCCAACGGCAAGACCGCGCCCCGTGTACCCGAGGCCGCCCACCTGTACCGGAAGATGCAGGCGGGGATCCTTCACGATCCACGGGAAGCGGCTCTTCATAACCCTCTCCATCCGGCGCAACCAGAGGTTCTCGAGCCTCTGGTCCGCCTCCACCGGTGCCCGGAGGACCGGCGGAGGGATGGAGGGGGGATAAAAGAGAGACATTCCATCTCCGTTCCACTCTCTGGGAAGGGCGAGGACCTCACAGGCGGTCCACGAGTGGTCTGCCTTAAAGGTCTTCTCCCTATTGAGCGACGCACCCACGGACGACACACGCGAGGCGTACAGATCGAGCTCCCCGGAGCCCGGTCTGTAGCGACCCACCGCGTCGTCGCCATGAGTGATAGCTCGACTGAATGCACTGGCGGCCCAGGCATTTACCCAAGAGAGTACAACGAAGCTGAGAGGTGTGCCCATCGGACTCCCTCTGAGGAACGACCCTTCCCCGATCTTGTCGCCAAGATCGGGGAAGCTCCAGGTCGCTCCTCCCCCCAGCCCGAGGGACCGCAGCGACATGTTCAAATCCGCAGGACGGATGAGACCACGCGCCGCGAGCCCTTCGATGACTACCCGGACTGCCGCGTGGGAGAGGCCATCCGTGGCCTTGGACAGGTCCAAGGACGCGAACCGCCTCCCCTCCCGGTAGTGCATTCCGCCGGGAATCTTACGGGACCCGCCGTCGATACGCCAGTGGCCAGGGGCCAACCAGCGCAGCGACGAGCGGGTCCAGCTCCCTTCAACAAAGGTCAAGCAGTCGGGGACACCAACCACCCGAACCTTGTATCCGGGAGCTCTGAGCGCGGTTGCCTTCATGCCAAAGGGTTTCCCCTGAGACCTGAGGTACAGCAACCCCGCACAGCGATAAGATTCCCTAAGGTCTGCAGCAACTCCAACACATGGCCGCAGGACCACCGACGCCTTCTTGAGACAGAAGCCGCCAAG